GCCTTTTTCTGTTAGCTTTATTTCTCTCTGGCGTCTGTCTTCTGTCATCATTTTTATTTCGATTACATCAGCGCCTTCGACATTTCCTCTGCCGTGATCTGCGAGGGAGTGCAGCAGTCTGTTTGTTGTTGACTGTTGGAAGCCTAGCTTTTTGTGCAGATCATTGCTTGTTGTTGGCTGCTCTTGGCATATGGCTGCGAAGACAATCATGTGATTGATTGATGTTTGAGAATTGTCCACAACATTTTGGAACTCTTTGATTTGTTTTTGGAGTGTGGTTATTTTTTGCATTTCATTCCTCACTGAATATATCTTTTGCCAGATCGATTGGCACTTCGACTGTGCTGGCTCTGAAGTCACACGTCAAACATTTCCGTCTGCGTTTGATTGTTTGAAAGCCATACGTTGAATGTTGTCTTGAGTCTACTGCTGCCATTTTTGTTTTACAGTTTGGGCATTGTGAGACTGTATCGTAATTTGGTTCTGTCATTTTTCTGGCCTTAATTTTGGCCTGATTAATTTTGATGCTTGTTTACTTACGATGCATTTCATTGAGATGTCATTGCCGTATAGATCATAGAGGTGATCGTATAGTGGCTGCGCGAGATTTTCGTTCATCACTATTTGGCAATGGTTTTGGTTTTCGAACCAAGCGACTGTTTTGATTTGTTCGCCTTGCAGATTGTATGCGATGACGAGAGCTGTGAAGTATTCGATCATGCTTCCTCCTTGATTTCATCTAATGCACGTTTCAGGGATCTTTTGATGCGCTTTGCTCTGTCTGGCAAAACGAGCGCGTCCAATCCTTCGATCAGCCATTTGATTTCTTGCTCTGTTGCTGACACTTGTGCTGCTGGCATGAAGAAAATCCCACCATCGATATTTTTTTGTTGTATGAACCGCATTACGCTGCCTCCTTTTTTCTGAAGGCATCGTATAGTTTGATGGCAGCTTCGTGCCATTTGGTTTTCATAATTGGGCTTTCGCCTTTGACGTGATGCCAAGTTGGGGTATCGCGTGATGTTCCACATGGAGCTGTGGTTGTGTAGTAGATCAGACCAATATAGGTGTAATGATCTTCGCCATATTTTTTCCACAGGATATCTGCGTAGGCGTATTCGGTTCCAGATCCGTGGACGCGACAGATGATATCGAATCCGTTTTTGGTGTATTTCATTCTGCGTATAGACATTACACGATCTCCTTTGCTTCCATGATTTCCAAAAGGTCAGCGCGAGAATAAGCGCGACATACGATGCGGTTCATGCCGTGCGCGATGTCGGCTGCGACCCAGCGTAATCCAAGTTTGTATACGAGAATATTTTCTGCGCCTTTGACACACCATTCGGCAGTTGATGTTCCAAGACCGTTTCCGTTCCACTGTGTGGCAGATACTTTTTTAAGTTTGATCATTTTCTTTCCTCTCTCTCTATAACTGACATATAAGCCATCTGGAATAGATTGCAAGTGTTCATAGAAAGTTTTTTAATGTATTTAATGCATATTAATTGCAGTGGTGGTGACTGCACTAATTCACCCAGCCCAAACCCCTTATTCTTATAGTAAATATATATATATATATTATTTATTGTATTATTACTTACTACCCTTCCTACCCCCTCTCTGGGGGAGACATGGGGGGATCTGTAGGTACTAATAATAGACTGCATTATTGCAATAAATACATTAAATACTAAGCCATTGTTTTTCATACTAAAAACCCCCCTATTTACGAATGCAATAAATACTGCAATTAAAAATCTGGCTCACCATTCTCATCAAACTGTGGCTTTCTATAGGTATATTGGCTGTCAGGAGCTGGCTCTGGGGTGGCCTTCTTCTTATTCACCACACCCAGTGCCTCCAGCTCCCTAACCATGTACGCAGGCATCTCGTTCATGGTCTGCGCTCCAAAATATATTTGGTTTCTTTGTTTGGCTTGGATGACCAGACCGTCCAGATGAAATCCATAGTGGCGCTTTGTCCACGCTCTGGAGACATGGCTGGCCTCCACGTCATGGCCATCACTGCCATTGGTCCAGTGTCCATGAACAGCCGTCTGCGCTTTTCAGCGTGCCAAAATGTTGACTTGGTAAGCATTGCAAACGGCACTTTCTTTTCGGCTGATCGCTCAATAAAGTTGGATGCCAGTCTGAATGGTGGATTGGTAATGATGGCATCACAGGCGCATTCTGCGTTCAGAAAGTTCATGTTGCTTTCGCCATATCCCCGATCATAAAGATCCGAAGATACCACTCTGAAGCCTCGCAGCTCCAAGACTTTTGAGATCGCCCCATCGCCGCAAGCTGGCTCCCAGATACGCCGACCCCTGAACAGCCACTCAAATCTATTGAGCAGCGCGATGGTGCATTCTGGTGGGGTGGCATAAAAATCGGCAGCGTTGCGTTTGTGTTGATCCGACTTGCCGCCGATTATTATTGATGATTTCATTTTACTACCTCCAAATCCATAAACATTCCCAAACTGTCGTGCAGACGCCCCTTTGCGATATTCACATATTCTGGGTTTAATTCACACAAGATGGCATTTCGATTAAGATTATTTGCAACTTGTGCAGTTGTGCCAGATCCACCAAATGGATCTAAGACTGTGCCACCTTCTGGACAGCCAGCCAAAATACATGGCTTGATTAACTCTGGTGGATAAGTGGCAAAGTGAGCTTCACTATATGCCATCGGTGAAACAGACCAAACAGATCTTTTGTTTTTAAAATCGTATGATTTTTCAAGACCAGTATGTGGCTGCAATCCTGTTCCTTCGTTATGATATTTACCTTCACTTCTGTTTCTTGTTCCCCAATCTTGAGCTTCTTCTTTAATTGCCTCATTGTCATAATAATATTTTGAAGACTTGCTCAGTAGAAATATATACTCATGCGCTTTAGTGCATCTATCCTTCACACTTTCTGGCATTGGGTTTGGCTTGTGCCAAATAATATCCTGACGCAAATACCAGCCGTCAGCTTGCAAAGCAAAAGCCACACGCCAAGGAATACCAACAAGATCTTTTTGTTTTAATCCTTGAATTTTATTATTGATTGCAACTTTCTGTCCGTTACGACCTTGGTATCTAGGATCTATTGTGTCTCCCTTGTGGCCAGTGCCACAGTAACTATCACCAAGGTTTAGCCATACAGTTCCATCGTCACGCAAAACACGCCTGACTTCTTGAAAAACTTTCACCAAATTTTCTACAAATTTCTCTGGCGTTTCTTCTTGTCCAAGCTGATTATCTTCACCGTAATCTCGCAAGCCCCAATAAGGTGGACTTGTCACACAAGTGTTTACAGACTTTTCTTCCAATGAAGATAAAGTTTGCAAACAATCTCCCTCTAAAATTTTAATCGACATAAATATTCCTCTCAATGTGGTGGTGGTGCGAAGTATGCGAGCCTTGGCTTGCCCCTCTGCCCAGCGTTTGTTTGTCTGCTTTGAATGCCGCGATCTTCTATCAGCGTTTCGAGAACATCCTGACGGCGCTTTGGTTCCATGTTTGCAAAGGCAGAAACCGTGCGTGATATTTGCGAGGCAGTGATACCTTGAAGCCCAGACCGTTCGATCTTCTCAAACACTTGCTTGCATGTTGCCTGAAATGGACCTTCAGCCATGTTTGCCCTGAACATCTCAATGGCTTGCTTGGCGTAGTAATCGACATAATCAATTGACCACTGCATTGCATCGATCCCGATTTCATCTTGATCCATTGATCTGGCAATAATTAGAGACAGGCGCATCGCCACTTCGCGTGATCGATTGTACATATCCTCAAGACCAGAGCCGTTTTCCTTTTTAATGGCATCGACCAGACGCGCCTCATATTCGCGCAGCATGTCTTCAGCCTCTGGAGTAAACGGCACTTCAATTGGATGTGGCGGCAAATCATGTGCATTGCCTGTGTCCAGATCGCCTTCCTGTGCCTTGGCATGTTCCTTTGACCAAGCAGTCAAACGCTCTGAGATTGTGGATCTGCGTTTCTTCTGAGACATCTGCACCCCGATACCAGAACGCACAATGATGAATCGGTTTAGCAAACCAGACGCAACATCACCGCCCCCGATAGCTTGCAGAAACTCTGATGGTGTGGACATGCCCACCAGTGTCAGGCTTGGGCGCTTGACTACCTTCTCTAGTTTCTCAGCTTCGGATGCCTTCATAGTATTGGTGGCGTAGCCTTGCTGTCGGAGCGTACCGTCTTGGCGACCAAAGCATTCCATGATGGTGGTCAATGCGTCTGCCTTGTGCTGCATACCGCGAGCTGCTGCTGACTTGAGCTGACGGCCAAGTTCATCGACCACAGAAACGTGGGTGGGCTTTTTGGTCAGAGTTGAGATAACCCCAGCCGCTGACGTGTAGCCTGCTGGACCGATCAGTTCATCTAGACCAGCCTGTTCGAGCAGCTCCTCCAAGACAGTCTTGGTATGCTCCTTGCCAGATCCAGTCTCGCCAATGTTTAGAAAGTATAGGCTGGAAAAGTTTCGCTGATCTGTCACCCATCTGCGCCCCATGACCACAGAGCCATATGCTAATGCCGCTTGGACTGCGAATTGTGGCTGTGGTTTGATTGCCGTGACCGTGTAATAGTTGACCACATCTTGTAGGATGCCCGGTACACTGAGCAGATTTTCTGGCAGACCATCCAATGGCCCCTGCTCTTCTTTCTTGGGCTTGGATAAAATTTGCGCGGCAACCTTTGCGCCATGTTCAATGGCCTCCTTGTCATATTCATAATTTGGATCTTGCGTCACATTCAAAAGCTGTGCCGCATCTTTGACTGCCTTGCTGACATTGCCCTGATGTTCGTACTGCAAGAATACTTCGAAGGCATCGAAGCTGTGTGCGCTGTCAAATGGATCTGATGCATGGTGGCTGTAGGCGCGGCCATCGTCGAAGAGTTTAACCCCAGCCAATCCAGATGAAGAGTTTGGCGAGAGGTATCTGTTGCGCGATGTTGGCTTGTAGCCGTACTGCACTAATAGTGTGTGCATATCGTGCGCCTCATTATAGGCATCGATCACTGACGTGCTGTCAGTTTTTGGTCTGGGCTTTTTGGTTGGCTGAAACTCTGCCTTCTTTTTCCAAGGACACATTTCCATTAGCTGTGGCCTAAAGCGATCCCACTCTTTCCATAGTGTTAGGAGCTGCGTTGGTAATTCTGGTAGCCCATCCCAGATTGGCATCCCAGCCCACTCATATGGACGGCCAGTATCTGGATGAATTGATGGCGGCAGAACGTCTTGCACAGATCCAGCTCGCAGCTCAAAGACCACTTCGGTTTTACGCGGATCACCGCACTTACTTGGCCATGAAATTTTATGCGTGACCAAATCAGGTGGCGCTTTGAAGATTAGCTTGCCCCTGTTTTCGCGTCCGATAATTTGTGGCGCTGAGTTCATTAGATCAGAGAAGTTGATGCCCAACTCTTCGAAGATAATCTTTGTATTTTCGACATTATCGATATCGACGGCGCACGTTCCTGACGCGCCATGCAACAGCCCAACATTATGTGTTGAGTTTCTTTCATAATAGTCACGCGCAATAGCTGGATCTGACAATGCCTTTTCTGGCTGCTGCCAGCCAAACTTTGTCGGCCCCTTCGATCCTGCTGGGATTGTGACCAAATACCAGCCCAGTCTTGAACAGTATTCTTCTATCTTCATTGCGAATCACTCAGGTAGTCGCTGAGTTTTTTCCATGTGTTCAGGCTGATTTTTTCGTTGCCAGACGCGATTGCTTTGACCGTTGGGTGAGACAGCCCACACTTCTCTGCAACCACTGTTAAACGCCTATCTTGCAAGGCATTTCGTATGTCATCGATTGGTATAAGGTTTGTCATTTTTTGCTCCTTTTTGTTTCATATTTGCATAATCTGCAAAAAGATCTTTACAGCCTAAAAGTTTTTCTGTAAACCGATTTTTGTAGAGAAAGAAAAAGTGAAAGGAATTGCCATGAGCAATATAGACGGTTTAGCCGCCGAATGGCTACAATTAAAGGCGCAAGAAAAAGAAGTAATCGCAAAGCGCCATGCGGTTGAAAAGCAAATCACTGAGGCGTTGGACGCCAAAGATGAAGGCACAATAACCCACACATTAGAACAGCACAAAATTTCGTTGACGCAGCCTGTCACGCGCAAGGTTGATGCTGTCCAGTGGGATAAAGTGAAAGACAAAATTCCAGAGCATATGCACCCAGTGAAGCACAGCATTTCTGCTGATGCTGTTGGCTGTCGTTATCTGGCTGAAAAAGAACCTATGCTGTGGCGCAAAGTTGCCAAGGCATTTGAAACAAAACAAGGAAAAATTGGCGTGAAAGTAGAGGTGTCATAAATGGCCATTAATTTAAAATCACTATCAAAACCAACAGGACAGCGACCTATAATTGCTACACTGTTTGGCGAAGGCGGCATGGGTAAAACTACCCTTGCTGCAATGTTCCCGAAACCTGTGTTCGTGCGTACTGAAGATGGCACGGCCAGCTTACAAGGGAATGATGAAGTCAGCTTGTTTCCAATTGCAAACTCAAGCGACGATGTGCTTGGTGCGATTGAGGCGCTGGCCACAGAAAAGCATGACTTTAAGACGCTGGTCATTGACAGCATTACGCAATTGGCCACGATGATCGAAAGCGAGATTGTTGCTGCCGATCCAAAGGCGAAGTCGATCAATCAAGCTGGTGGTGGCTACGGCGCTGGGTACAGCACAGCCGCTGAGAAGCATCGCCAGATGCGCGAATGGGCTGGTGCGCTGGCCTATGACAATGGCATGAATGTGGTCTTCATTGGTCACGCAGATACTGAGACATTGGATCTGCCAGACATGGACCCATTTGCCCGATACACAGTGCGGATGCATAAGAAGGCAATTCCGCACTATACTGATAATGTCGATCTGGTTGGGCTTATCCGACTAAAGACATTTACCAGAGGCGATGGTGATAAAAAACGTGCCATCTCAACTGGGGAACGTGAGATCCTGTGCTTCCCACAGGCGTCGAGCGTAACCAAAAATCGGTTCAACATCACTGAACCACTGCCGTTTACTTTCGATGGCGGCAATCCTTTTCAACAATTTTTAGCAGAGTAGGAGCTTACTCAAATGGACTTAAACGGCTTTAACGCGATGAATATCGAACCTTCAACTTCTTTTGATCCACTGCCAGCAGATTGGTACAAGTGTGCGATCATCGACACTGAAGAACGTCAGACCAAGGCAATGACAGGATCATACTTGTTGCTGACCATTGAGGTGATTGAAGGTGCATATCAAGGGCGTCGAATCTTTGATCGCCTAAATCTGAACAATCCAAATCAGACTGCTGTTGAGATTGCTCAACGCGCTCTGGCATCGATCTGTCGATCAATCAATGTGCCAAATCCAAAGAACAGCGAGGAGCTGCGCGACAAACCATTGATGGTAAAAGTTGCCGTGCGGCCAGCAGAAAACGGCTACGATGCGTCGAATGACGTGAAGGGATATGACGCTGCGTCAGGATCTCCAGCTTCTGTGGCTGTGGCCGCAGAGCCTGTGGCTGCAAATGGTGCGGCAACGCCACCTTGGAAACGCTGAGTTCAGTTTTTGGGATGGGGCGCGTGTCGCCCCATTACATGAACAGAAGGAGAGTGAAATGAAAACACACAAAATTAGCCTGAAGCATTACTTCGATCACAAGGACAAATCGAAGGTTGCCTATGAAAAGCCATCAGATGACATCATCGAAATTCTGGATCAGGTTTTTCAAAAGTACAATTACAACTGGGTGAAGGATGATGCTTGAGTACATCGTTGTTCACACTGGTGTCGTGATTTTCCTAGCTTTGATTGGAGTTATTTAATGAGCAAGCCAATTTATGAAAATGAAATAGATTTTTCGAATGAAGAGCAACTTGCTAAGTTTTTAGAATCCAAATGGAAATGCAAAATGCAACGACAGCGAAAGTTTGCTCAGTTTGATTTTGTTGCCTTAGATGGGCGAGAAATAAAAGCGTTTATTGAAATGAGAAATAGAAATATTACGCACAATCAATATCCAAATTGCTTTATATCTGCCAGCAAATTAATTGCCGCAAGAGCTTTGATAGACGTTTGCGATGTGCCATGTCTATTTGTTGTTAGCTGGTCTGATAGAGTTGGGTACGCAAATTTAAGCAAAAAATATAAAATAGAATACAGCCAAGAAGGTTGGTCACGCAGAAACGATCCTTCTGATGTAGAGGCAATTGGTCTTATTCCAATCGCTGATTTTACTTTTTTTGATGAAGGATTTCCTGATGGATCTTGAAGCATATGCAACGCCTGAAACTATTCAGGACATTTACAAACACTATCAAGCCAAGCGAAAGAATGAGCATCGACCTCACCTTGGCGGTAGCCAAATCGGT